CTTCTAATTAAAGTATCTTTTTTAATTGTTGAAAAATAACCATATAATATATTTAAAGTATCTATAATATCTTCATCCCCCAAGCTGAATGTTAAAATATTATGGTTAATATAATAAAAAGTAATTAAAATATTTCTATACTGTGGAAATAAAATACTAGCGGCCAAATGATATATCCTTGGTTGTATTTTTTTAGAAATATTATCAAAGGTTATGTCTTCAAAGGTAACAAAGTCCTTGCTTAATCCATTTTTCCAGTCAATTATTTCTATAGTATTATCATCTATTTTATGGATTAAATCTATAAATCCCCTAATCTTAAACTGTTTGTTTTCGACAGTAAGCCATTCCGTACCCGGCATTTCTAATTCAAACCATTTTTCCACGTCCAGAATATTATCCAATTTATATGGATTATACGAACCAGAAACCACCTTGTTCACTGATTCCTGGCATCTTTTGTAATCAGCACTTAAACCCCTGCTGGTGAACTTTCTAAGTTCTATGTGCGAATTTTCGTCCCAGGCCCTTTCGAACAGCCAGAGAGGCTCTACGTTCGTTTTATGCCACATTTTAAGCCTAGCCATCCATTCAAATACTTGGTGGACAATTATACCTAAAGTTGCCGCTTTCCCGGATGGTTGTTTTAGTCCCAATATATAATTCAAGTAATACTTGAAAGAGCATGACCGATAAGTGTCTATGGAAGATGCGGAGCATTGCGTTATTTTCATTGATTGTATATTTCTCTGAACCATTTTTCGATATGTGGGCTTAATGCTTGTGATTGTTCATCTATTGACATTTTTTGATTATTTATCACGAGCGTATATTTGTCTAAAGGAAAATCGTCTAGTGCTTTTTCTGATTCGTGGGAGTCTTTTTCACAAACATCCCTCAATAATCTAATTGTTTTACCTCCGATGGTATTTATTCCTTCTATTTCATTTTTAAATCTTGCATCAGAAATAATTGCCAGTTTGGGTTTTTCTTTATTAATTTTATTTATGGTAGCATTAACCCAACAATCATTATCCATTTTCCTGCATATTTCTGTCCCGAAACATTGAAGAAGTTCTCTAGCAGACATTGCCCTACGTCTATTTTCAATTGTGATACATCTTTCGTTTGGTACATTGCGCCATATCAAATTGGTTAAACTTTGTTTTTGTTCTTCATTTCCATAACATTGCTCATAGGTTAAACCAAATACATCTATGCAGAAATCTTTAAGACAATTGGCGAAACTATATATTTTTACCCCACTATCATCAAATACCTCATTAAATTCACCTTCTTTTAGCATAAATTCATGGCTATTAGTAGAGCAATATAATAATCCAAACTGATCAAGTCTAAAATTGGTAATCCTCCTCGTTTTCAGCAAATATGTTCCCGCAATGAAATTCGCTGCCGTGTTTTTACCCCCTCTCTTTTTTGCAGAAATACAAATAATTAATGGAGACATTTCAAAACCCTTTCATTTTTTAACCGATATTTTAAACGCTCTTTCTATTGACCATCCCAGTTTATAAATTCTACAATATAGTGTTGTATATTTTATATTAAGTTCTATCGCCCAATCTTTTAAACATTGAATTTTATTATTAAATAGAATATTTATATTTCTTCGCATATTTCTATTTTGTTGTTTGTGTGTAGCCCATCTCCAGTTATTTGATTTGTAATCTCCATCATTGTCTATCCTGTCTAATGTCAACCCTTTTCCTGGAACGCCAACATCTTTTAAAAAATTTTCAAATCCATTTTCTTTATTAGACCAATGATTGCATACATTAATTCCTCTTCCGCCATAATCTTTGTATTTTTTATCGACTGGATTGGTACACCTTTGTATCATACTATTCCATATTTGATATATTTTGGTCCTACTCATTCGATGTTTCAAATTACCTTCTTGGCATCCGCAACTTTTTGTATTACCATTTTTAAGATTACCTCCCTGAACGACCGTATTTTTACCGCAATCGCATAAACATAACCATAATATTCGTCCATCCTTAGATTTTCCATATTGTCGGACAACTATTAATCCGCCGAATATTTGTCCAGTTAAATCAATTATTTTACACACTATAACTATCCTTCAAGATATTTTCATAAGATACATTGTTAAATACCTTTCCTATTTTATTGATTATTTCATTTTTAGACATCTCTGCCACATCATTTACATTTTCTAGATTCACCGGAATCACTCTAAAATAATAATTTAATTCCTCTATTATCTTTTCCGTTGCTTCTTTACCAGCCTTATCATTATCTAATGCCAAAATAAGTGTCAACGCCCCAGACTTTTGCAATAATTGTCTTTGCGTTTTAGACATATTGGATCCCATTATTGCTACACCATTATTTATGCCAGCCATTTCTAGAGACCAAACATTTCCAGGACTCTCGCATATAACGGCGGTTCCACTTTTAGATATATGATATTTGGCAAACCAATAATTATACAAATATTTTTCTGATTTTAATCCCTTAGAATGAATCCATTTTTCATATAGTTTTCTTCTATCTTTTTCTGGACAGGTATATTTTGGATTATGATAGCATTTGCATATTTCACATTTATTCCAAATACTTCTTGCAGAGAATCCGACTATATATTTCCCGGTCGAATCTAATACGGGAAAGAAAGCCCTTTGATTAAATCTTTTACCCTCCTCGCCACAATAGGATATATGGTATCTATCTATAATATCTTGTGTCACGCCCCGTTTTGGATAATAAATATCGTCTTTCTTAAATTTAGATACCATATCTGACAATAAAATAGAATTTGAATCCGGCTTATTGATTTTTCGCTTCTTGTGTTGTTTAATTATCTTTTCTATTTCTATCTCTTCCCAACTTCGTCTATTAAGTTTTAGATTATACAATCCAAGAATTTGGGCAGCAAACATTACTGAATTATTAAAATAAAATGGTTTATTCAATTTGTTGCTCATTGCACCACGTATTAAACCAAATATACTACTTGATTTGCCCGATATTTTATCCTTTTCACAGTGATGTGTTGCGCAAGACCAGTGGGATGTGCGAATAGCCCAGTACCAACTTCTAGGATTATCACCATTATGGCATGGGCATTTCCCTGTTAGATAATCAGACCGTTCCGCATATTCTATTCCGAGTGCATCTAAGATTTCAGTAATGCGATCACACGCCCTATTCTGGATATATTCGACCTCTATGTCATTGAAATCTCTCATTTAATTTTTCTTTTTAGGATTCTCAAACGAAGAAGCAATTATTTGCGAGAAAAGTTTTCCTTCAGTTAATTTTGAACTAGATAGATTGGCTTTTATGTTTATATAATCTCCCTTATTCATGCCGCTTCCGAATCTCGTATCACAGATTATAACCTTCTTCGTTCCGTTGACTGGTCCATCTTCGATTAAATCTTCCTGTGTTTTATTTTTCAATATGCTAAAACTACTACAAAGCCATAATATACGATCCGACCCAGAAATAACTTCAGAACCTTCACGCTCTACTCCATCTCTATTAAGTTGCACAGTTGCAAAAATTGGAATATTAAATTTAAGAGCAAAATTGTGTAAGGAGGTCATTAAAAATCCAAGTAGCTGAGTTTCTTGAATATTTCCTTTTAAATCGTCGGCTGACATTAACTTTAGGTAGTCAAAAATTATAAGACAGGGATTTGTCATCCCATTATCCGCCATACCAACATCTTTGATAATCCATCGTCTACACAAAGACAGGATAGCTTCTGTAGATAATCCAGCTATAGAAGAATGTGTAATTGGAAAATTTTTAATAGATTCTTTACATGACCAAACAGCTTCTTTTTCTTCGTCGATTGTAGAAAACTTACCGCTTTCGATTCTCAGGCATTCCACGCCGGTCACTAGGCTAATAAATCTATTCATTTGAATTTGTTGTGATAATTCTGTATCTAAATATAATATTGGGATTCCGAGTTCTGCCATGTTTTTGGCTATATTCAAACATAAAAAGGATTTTCCAATTTTACTTCTAGCGCCAATAACATTAACTGTTCCTCGTCTTAATCCCCCACCTA